GAGCTGATGCCACGACTGCGTTGCGGTCACCACTCCCGACGAAATCGTCAACTCAATCGGCGAAGCTAGATTCAGGAAACCAATATCCGTATGCACCGCCGCCTTGTGCTGAGTGACGCTCGCTTCTGATATCCGGGCATCAGCAAACGTGCCGCTGGTTACGTCACTCGTTGCGTGCGCGTGGCCCGTGGCCGAGATGCCCGCTTCCGCCAGCGTGTTGTTGACAAACCCGCTCCCGTCCCACTTGATGAGTTCCCCGCTGGCTATCGACGTGATCGTCACATCGGACAGGTACTTCAGATACGGCATTACCATCGACGACAGGGCGTTCCAATTCGATCCGTCGTACTGAAGGACCATCTTCTCGCGAGTCAGGCTTAGCGTCACATCCTGATTATTCATCAGGACGATGTTCCCTGTCCCGTGCTTCACCACGACTGAACGGGCCGGGTTGATCGCAGCGATGATCAGAATATCGCCTTCCGTTCCCCCGTTGATCGTGTCCAGGTCATCCGACGCAGCATCTGCCTCCGTGTCAATGTTATGCCAGGTCTGGGTTCTGGTGATGACGCCCGCTGAAATGGTCAACTCAGTTGGAGCTGCGTAGTTAGTCGTTCCGATATCCGTATGCACCGCCGCCTTGTGCTGAGTGACGCTCGCTTCTGATATCCGGGCGTCTGCGAATGTTCCACTCGTTACGTCCGCAGTTGCGTGCGTGTGACTCGGCAATCCCGTGCAGTTCGTCAGTACGCCTGAAGCTGGCGTTCCAAGCGCAGGAGTGACCAGGGTCGGACTCGTGGCAAATACCAACGCTCCAGACCCGGTCTCATCGCTGATCACGCCAGCCAATTGAGCCGAGGTCGTCGCCGCAAATACGCTCAGATTGTCTGCCACCATCGCAACAGCGGTCCCGAGGTCGGTGATGTCTGCCTCGACGTGCGTGTGGCTGGCCGCTGCAATTCCCGCTTCCGCCAGCGTGTTGTTGATCCACGCCGTACCGTTCCACTTGAGCACCTCTCCGGATACAATGGCTGCGATCGTCGCTGGCCCAAGCGACGACTCCAGCTTCCCGGTCGTCGCGCCGACTTCAAGACCGTCACCGACCCACAGGTTTGTTGCGAGTGAGAACGTCTCCAGAAACCGCCGCACAACGGGGTCCGTCACATCAGTCGCGCGACCAAATGCTATGATCGGGGTTACCATTAAAACACCTTGGCAAATTGTTCGGATGTCTGAGCGACCGTCACGTGAATCGCTTCCATCGCCCAGGTCTCATCCAGTACGCTGTTTTGCAATTTGACGTAAATCGAGTGACCGGTCACTCGACGGCGACTCCATCGGTTCCGCCCAGCTCCAAGTATTCCACTGTAGACCGCAGTCGCTGCCAGAGCCTCCTCAGCGGAATCCCCGGCGTGAACCGAGAACGTCACGTTCGCCGCCGTGTTCGAAAGGACGCCTGACAGGCCAGTCAGAAGAATAGGAATCATCTCCTCCATCTGGAGTGGACCGATCAAAACATACGAATCGATCGCTGTACCGTCATCGTCGTCACTGTCGTACGAGACGCTCCTGACATACCCATCCCAGGAGCCAAGCAGCAATGTGCGGTCCAGGGGGTCGTCCCCGTCCAGGAGATGCAGGCACTTGGGATTGTGACTGGCCGTTGCGTGACGCCACGGGAACCATGCTTTGTTTCTGGTGTCAAACAGGTAATGCACGGCCGCCGTCGTCTGGTCCAGCGGGGTAAACACAATCAGAAACCCCTGCAAACGGTCATCCCATTCCATCTCGATAAGCGTGTTGGCCATATCGGTATCCGCCAACCGTTCATCAATCGACGTGGATGAAATTCGCTCCGGGTTACGATCGCCCAGGCCCATCCGATAGAGACCGCCACGACTGCCGATAAACCACAGGCTCTTGTCAGGATGCTGCGAATACGGTCTGCCCCAGGCAACGCCCGTAACATCCGATATCCGATCGAACCGCCCGCCGGCAGCGGGGTTTCCAGTCAGCTGTGCGATGGAATTATCCATCCCAATCACGAGATAGTCCCGCTCCCACGGCATCAGACAGTTGATCACATCCTGCATGTTGCCCGCATCGCTGGAGTTTCCGGACACTGCCTGCGTCGCTGAGGTCGTCTCCGGTGAATAGTCGAAATCCAGTGCGTTATTCAAAGCCGACATGAACCAGCTCTGAGGATCACCCGCCACACCAGCGAGCACCAGTCTGGCGCCGCTGTTTGCGATCAGCGTATGCCTTTTCCCATTGGCATCCACAGGCAAATCCCCAGCCATCAAGTGATTCGTCCAGTCGTCTATGAACCCCGTCGCCGAGTTATAATACGCCGTGCTCTCGCCGTCCGCGTAATACAGATTTGGGTAGAAGACAGACGAGAAGATCCGGGGTGCCGACGCACTCAGGCTGTCCGTCCCCGCCGTCACGATCACGGCCGTATTGGTCACACGGTCCACTCGTGCCACGGAACCGCCCGCAGCGACCAGAAGTCGTGTGTCACGCGGCCGTAACCCATCCACCAGAACAACGAAGGTCGTATTGATGGACAGTGGCTTGTCCTGATCGTCACCAGCCACGGTAGCCCACCACGCCACTTGGGTATCCAGGTCCGCATTCACCATCGCGATGTTCTTCGTATTATCGTTCCGAGTCACTCGGAATCCACCGGTCGAGTCTGCATACACTCGCCTCAATTCCGTCCACGTCGTGCCCGTGTCCGTGTCCGTCGGGTCCATTGACTTGGCTACTGCCTGGTTCGATCCGGCGTAGACAACAAACGAATACCCGGTCCCGAGCACATTCGGGCCAACGGCCGCCAGTCGGTCATTCGTAGCGTCGTAGGCGATCCCGGACGCATACTCCGTCGCTCCACCCGTCGAAGTGAGCGGAGTCGACCAACCAGAAACAGCCACGCCGGCCGAATCGCGATACTCGATAAACGATGTGTACGTCGGCCCGCTGGCGTCGTATTTAATGCCGCTGATGAAGAAATTGCCGGTCGAGTCGCCTTGCAGGGCATAGCAGTCCATCGTGTCGCTGGCGTTTCCGTCATCTGTCACGGTCTGTACTTCCGTGGAGGAAATCGTCGACGCCGATTCCGGGTTCAGAACGTCCAGGACGAGCTTCAAATCATCTGCGCCAGCTACCCCAACGGTCGACACCACACCAAGCAATCCGCCACTGGCTGCCAGATAATGACCGTCATGCGTCTGAAACGGCGTGCCAGTGACCGCCCCGGCCCATGCCCCATCGTCAATCTGAGTGCCCGTACTCGTGTAGTACCGGTATATGACATCGCTATACGCACCGGCAGCGTCACCGTCCCAGTAGATAAAGAGGCGGGACCCGATAACGACCATGCCGGCGACTGGCGGAATGGTAGAAGAACTGCTGCCGTGAACCACGGTCGCAGTCCATTGCGCATCCTGAGCCAGATTGTACTTTATGATCGTGACCGACGTGCTGGTCGCATCAGGCCGCGTAGCGAGATACACGTTCCCGGAACTGTCCCAGCAACTGCTCTGATATAGACCCGTTCCAGGACCATTGTCGGCCACGCCCAGGTTTGTTATCAGTGACCACGGAGACGCCGCTGGATTGGCCACCACCAACTGGCCAGCACCGCTGGCTGGTGTCAGGTTTGGTCCTGTGAGATGGTTGATGTCCTGTACCGAAGAATCGCCGTTAATCTGGCCAGTGACGAACTTCTGGATTCCAGGCCGCTGTCCACCTCGCCGTCGACCAGCCACCGGATCAACAGCCAGCACGTTTTCCAGGGACGGTGACGTTTCGCCCGGCTGATCAGTGACCGCGTCGTATTCGCTCAGGCCACGGTACGGAAACCCAAGTCGGATTGTTTTAGACGGCATGTTACACCAGACCCTTTCCGAGACGATCGCCATGCCGTTCGTAGAATACGTCCGGATACTTTCCGGGCCCTTCAACGGCCAGAATTCGATCGACCAGATCACTCGTCCAATGAGCCATGTTCTGCTCGATGCCGGCAATGTTTTGTGGCATCATGGGCCTGACGCAACGCCAGCGCTCGCCCATCGCCAGCAGGACCGACTGCAGGTCATCCCACAAATGATCTGTCCGCACCAGGCTCGCACCCGACTCGCCGATCATCGCGTTCAGCAACCCGCCGTACGCACCCGGTTCATGAACGGTGACACTCCCGATCCACTCCGGGAAGTCATCCCGCCATAGTTCCTCGCCCAAGAGACCCGTATAGCCGTCGAGACCTCTCTGCTTCCGATGGCACCAGACCGAGCGATACCAGTCGAGCGTTCCCCTGACCGTTGCGAAGCACGGCCTGTCCCCGATTTGGCCCTGGATCATTTCAAACGACGAGTGCTTGGCATCGGACGGTTCCTCGATGTGGTCCGTCTCGCCACGTATCAGATCACTGCAGGCTGAGCGGATCGTCGTCCCGCCCGTCTTCGGGATGTGAATAAACACGCAGTGCTCGAAGATTGCCGCCATTTACATGCTTACCGATTTGCCGAACCGTTGATACCAGTGCCGACACTCGACGGCCCAGTTGATCACAAACAGGCGACCTGCCCGGTTTAATCGCCATCCCCAGCAGATATCCGGACCGGTCAGGCCATTGACGCTCTCGTCGCCCATGTAAATGTTGTCCAGGGCATTCCGTCGCGTCATCCAGCAGCCCGCATGTCCCGCTCCGATCGCTTCCACTCCGAAATCTTTCTCTGGGACAAACGTCATTTCCAGGTTGTCTCCGTCACGGCATCCGGACGCAATTGTTTCATGGAACGAAAACGCAATCGAGCGCCCTGTTGAGGCATACCCGGTTCGACGGTCCCGCTGATTCCCAATGACCGTTGCAATACGATCATCCATATGGATCGTGTTCCACAGTTTCTCGAAATCGCCTGACCCGATCTCAACGTCATCTTCCAGGTTAAACACAATGTCCGCGTCGGCCAGGTACTCGGGGAATAACGTGGAATAAACCGCCGCGACTCGATGCGTGATTCTGGGATACAGCGGGTGACTCGCATTCGTCTCAAAAGTCTCAGGCTTATTCCGGTCTTCGATCAGCGTCCAGGAAGTAAACCGCTCCTTCAGGATTCGCTCCAGTTCCGCACGCATCACACTCGAATTGCTGTTGTCGTAGAATACAGCGTGTGCCTGATCACACGGGATATGACTCAGGGACCTCTCGTACGCCGGCAGACAGAACTGTTTATTGGCAAAGGGGCTGGTAAATGTGAACTTCACCGCCTTGCCCGGATTTTGACACGACACCACGCGAACCAGGTCCGGGTCATGCCGGTTGATCTGGGGCATCATCACCTCGGGCACAGCCATGCCGTATATTGGGCTCGTGAAAGGGCTTTTTTGCGTGTGTCCCGGCGCTGTACCGGGAAATGTCGCCGCCTGGGTCATGCCTGGTCCCTCAGTATCTGGATGATTTCCACATTCGTGCTCGCACCGGATGACAATTTCAGCACGCGACCAGACAGGTCTGGAACCGAGAAGGCGTACGGCTGATTCGCCACCAGAGTGAAATACTCTGCATCAGCGGTGTCGTTCAGTTGCAACCGTGCGTCAACGGCCCTCGCCTGCAGGATCACCGTATCCAGACCAGCCGACAGCGTCTTCGTCGCGGTCGTGTTGACTGGGACAAGGTCCAGTGACATATTCCCCAGAGTTCGAATCGTCATGTTCAGTCCTCAATCAGCAGGTATTCCAGTTTGACCGCCGCCGTATTGGCGATCGCGTACAATGTCGCATCCTGAGCCAGTCGCATCGGGCCACTGAACTCTCGCTTCTCGATCCGCAGGAAGTCCGCCACTCCCGTCCCCGGACGCAACTCGACGTAGTTCGTGATGTCCTGATTGTAGAAGATGATCCAGCCAAGCGTGCCGATATCCCCCACATCCAGGGCTTCCTCGCTCGTCCCGATTTCCTGAACATGATGCACGACCTGCTTACCGGTCGAGTCGATCTTCAGGACACCCTTGTCCAGAGAAACTCGCACGTCCCCATCGTCATAGACCATCCGCCCGGCGGCATGTAGTTCTTTCGACATAACCTCGCTCCAGAAGCCAGCCGACGATATTGCGATACCGCCGGCTGGTGATCACGCAAATTACCAGGACTGGAGACTCAGAGGCTGTCTGGGACCAACGCGGCTTCGTCAGCACCGAGACTGGTTACGCCTGTGACAATCCAGTTGTTTGCTGCAACGTAGTGGCAGCGGTACAGCGAGTTCTGGACAAGTGCCAATTCATTCGTCGCACCAACAGTCACCCCATTCACTTGATGAGCAGGGACCGCCGAGATCATTTCACAGGCCTCACCGGTCACCAGAATGTTGATGATATCTCCGACTGTCGCAGCCGGGAGGCTGATTTGATTCGTGGCAGTGTCACTGGTGACCGTGACGTGCTTTGCTCCCTGGGTGATGAGCCCGGTCCCAGTGCCATCCGTTGTCGCCGTGACCGCCTGAACGCCGTGGTCCTGGAGTCCGTTGGGATAGACCGCGACCACGTCAGTACCGCCGACCTTGATGTCAATCTGGTCGTCAGTGTCAGCAGTGATCGACGTATCTGCATCGGCATCGAGGATAAATTCGTTGCCGTTCATGTCGATCTCAGCCGCAGTCATTTCCAGCTTGCCGGCAGACACGTCGAACAACGCATAATCGGTCGTAGCACCCAGAAAGACCTTGAAGTCCGCGTCGTTGGTGCCGTCGCCGATAATCAGAGCCCCTTCATTGTCGGCATTCGGGATCAGGTTCAGATCGCTCGACATATCGACCTTGTCGCCGTCCTGCAGGGCCGCTGCCCATCGCCTCAGTACGTTTCGTGCAGACATAATTCAGTCCTTTCGAGTTTGTCCTGATACCCACGTTTGCGGGCACCTCTATACGGTGAATTAACCAGCATCAGGAAGCCGGACTCGATGTCACACCGACACGAGTTTCAACTGTAAGTCACTGGATCAAAATTGATGTATCGACCGTCTGAGCCACGTGTCCCGGACCAGTCGTTTGCCGTGTTCGTGTTCTTCCCGAGAAACTCGGGATGATTGTGCAGCATGTGATGCTGCATCGCCGCTCGCAGACGCTGCTGGAACAGTTTCTCGCCGTCCGGGCTGATCAACGCCAGCATCGACGCCAACAGCACTTCCACCATTGGGTCTCCACCGTACGGGAACGGATGCTCGTCGTCCAGATCAGGAGGGTTCACATCCATTAACCCGTTCAGAGTGAAGGCCCCCTCCGGGTTTGGCCACAGCATCAGTACCCGACTCTGCTTCGTGTTGCCAGCCCGATTGGACCATGTCTCAGCAAAGAGCTGCGGGTAACTACTGGTGCTTGTATTGTCTGACCGTCGATCCAGAATCTTCTGGACTGTCGTCTTCTTGACGGTCGTGTAGCCTGAGTCCGCCTGGTCGAGCGCCAGATCGCCTTCGACCGACGCGCAATCCTCGGGCAATAGATACTCCGAAACGCCTGACTTTGTCTGAATCTCGAACCGTGTCGTCAGGAACGGCCACTTGTATAACGCCCCGTCCTGGAGATTATCCGGCACATAAACTCGACGTGCTCCACGGTTAATGATGTCGTGAATGAAAAGACGATCACCCTTGGCGAAGGAGTCCGGGTCCGCGCCAACTTCCGGATTCATTCGTCCCAGTTGGCTTTGAAACCAGCGATAGGAACCGTACTGAAGCGGTTTGGATGGAAATGCTCGGCCTGGCATGATCAGATCCCCATAGTGCGCTTGACTTCCATATCCGCCTGAATGCTGGCCGCCAGTCGCTCCGCGTAAGCCGCTGCATACGCGCCCTGCTCATCTTTCATCTTCCGCTCTGCGGCAGCCTGACACGCCTTCAGCAGTGTGTCCGAGTGCATCGGACCGCACAGTGGATACAGGTTCGTCGGCGTCAACTGGTTGGGCATGATCCGGTACAGATACTCGATCGTCAGAGCACCGGCCTCGGCATCCGGAGTCGGATGCACCAATGCCTCGAACCGTCGACCGGTCCCGGACACAAACGCCTTCTGACGCCAGGTCAGCCAGCACGGTATCCCCGTATCATTGTCCTTAGACTGCTTCCCCCTCATCTCCATCTGCGTGATAAACTCGGGCAGGTCGTGATCCTGACCCAGAGCATACGTCATTGCCGTCATGTACTGATCAAAGTCGTCCGGCAGATCGTAGTCTGCGTCCGCATCAGTCAGTGCGATGGACCCCTGCTCCAGAAGCCAGCTCCAGACATACGTCTTCATCTGCGCACTGCCAAAGTTCGGCATTGACAGTTCGCGGTAGCCCTCGTCAATACAGTCCTGAAGAAGCTGCATGGTCTCCGTCTGCTCATTGTCCCGACTCTGGACAATGACATACGCGACCTCCGATGCACTCGGATCGGTATCCAGTTCAATGACCGTGCTGTTCGTGCGACTGGACACCCCGTAGAACACGCCCGAGATATTGATTGCCGCCAGTCCACTCCCAGCAGTCGTCGTACCCACCCAGGTCGGCCAGGTGCCACCTGTCAGTGTCAGTGTCGTGGCTGAACTCGTCACAGTGCCGGTCGCGTAGGTCAAGCCGTAACCCAGCTGGCGGGCGAGTTCCCTCACCAGCGTTTTATAGCTGACTGTGAGCGTGCTCTCTGCCATCAGGCCATCACTTCATCAGCAGCACGAACAACCGATTCCGAGAACACGCGATACTTGCCAGCTTCCTGCTCGCGCATTCTCACATGCACTTTGCCAGTATCTTTCCCAGCCGGATATCGGATCAGAGTGCCTTCCAGAAGCATCCCATCCTCTTCCACCAGGACCGTCGTTCCCGCACCGATCTGTCCGCCTGGATTCGTCGGTCGATACTGAAACTCGACCATGATCGCCAGATGCTGAACATCCAGATGTGTTTTTCCAAGACCTCGCATCCTCTCCTGAATGCTGTGAATCCTGTCAATCAGTTCTGCCGGAATCTCGCCGCCTTCTTCAATACCAGCCAGGTGACGGATAATCATCGCCTGTCGAGGGTCAATCTTCGGTCTCATGACGTTCCTTAAACTTGAGAACATGCCGCGCCGAGCGATAAGTCTCGGCGCGGCACGGGGAGACCAGACCGAGCAGGGCATTTGCTCAGTCCGGGGAGGATAATCAGTAACCGCGACCAGTCTTGGCCGGTGGATTGGAGCTTCCGCCACCAGTCCCGCCCTGAGCCTTTTTCGTTGCCGCAGCAACAGCGTTTGCCATGCTCTGGCTGGTATCCTTGGTTGTTGCTGGCATCTGGCAGCCAGCCTCTTTTTTATCGTGCTTCACGGTAAACCTCTTTAGGTCAGTAGTGGACTTGGAACATCTGTGTCAGAGACACGCGACTACAGGAGCTGAGCGATCCGCACCCAACTGATTTCTGAATTGCCGGGAGTGGTGTCGGTTGCATTCAGAAGTGCGATCGCAAATCCCATTTGCACGTCGGCCGGAAAATCCGTTCCCGTGGCATTCGGAATGGTCTTCGTGTCTGCCAGCTCGACGCCGTTCTTGTAGAACCGCAACTTGTTGTCGCTGGTGCGGAATGTCATTCCCAGCTTGACGTACGTGTCAGCCACGACGGTGACCGCATCAGCCGCCACAGTGACTGCCGCTACTCCGTTTGCCTTGTAGACCGTGTCGAACGTGTCTCCATCGCCCTCCAGGCTGTGGAACCCGACCAGATTGAGATCCGCCAGCGTGCCGTTGGCAGCGATCGGCACGAGTTCCGTGAGCTCGTTATTCCCGGTCAGACCGACAAACAATCCGTGCTTGGTGTCGGCGATCGTGGACTTCTTCACGCGAGCTTCGAAGTAAAATTCTTTCAGCCCCGAAGAAATCTGGAACGCCTGGTTCGCCTGCCTGAATGACGCTCCCTCATTGTTGCCGTCCGAGGACAGCACGAGGGAACCGCCCACCTCAGCGCCGATGGCCACTGATCCGCCAGTATCGGCAAATCCACGGTACGGGCCATAAGCCGCTTCCGCACCCTCAGCCACGACCGGGCCACCAATGAACTCATCGTGCCAGGTGATACCATCGACCTGACCGTTTTGGATCGCTTCCCACGGACAGCCACTCCACACGTTGCGGGACGGACCGTAGGCCGTGTTTTCGCTCGCGTTCTTGCGATACCCCATCATATTTGTCATCACTTCATCTCCATCGGTAGCCCCCGCCACCGCAGCTTTCTTTGCACCACTGATGCAAACGGGTCTCTGGCGTCCCCACGCCAGCGTTTTCGCCGCCCCAACAAGGAGCAGCCGGAACACAGGGATCAGGCGGGCTCCAGAACGGAACCCGCCTGCCCAAGTATCATTAAGCCGTCGCGAAAATCGCATTCCGGCGTCGGTCCAGACACAGATAGTTGTAGCTCAGGTCGACAAAGACCCGATACACGTTGTGCTGGTTGGGAACTTCCTTCGCATCGCCTTCGCGAAGGTAGTCGCCCTTCAGCACGACGGGATAGAACGTCGAGTGATCGATGCAGTAGATCGGATTCGTCGCGGCCGTGAAGACCGCTGTGTCGTCCAGTTGCGGAACCCAGAAGATCGGATGACGGCGGAAGACAAGCTGCATGTCCACCGACCCGATATCCTTGCCGGCACCCGCTTCAACAGATGCCAGGTCACGACCGAGGTTTTCGTTCTGAGCCTCGCCCAGATCTTCGAGTGAAGCGACAGTCGCTTCATTCGTGTAGAGCTGCATTTTCTGGCCCGAACCGCTTCGGTAATCGTCGTGACTGATCGGCGACTTCCAGCCGATTTTACGACAACCAGTCCGCATCTTCTTGATGAGGTCCGGCTTCGTAACATTCGTGTAGTTCGCCGTGTAGTTCTTGAACGTCGGGTTGTCCGTCAGATTGACACCCGCCAGAGTCGTATGGTCGCCCGGCAAGGCGCCGTTAAACCCGGTCGTCGCGTTGTAAACGATCCAGAACGGCACGCCGTACGGTTCCGTCGTGTCGGCGACATTCGGAGAGGCCCAGGCCTTCGCTTCCAGCTCGTTGGCCAGGCTGATCAAAGCGTCCGCACGTCGCGGCTCAATGACATTGAACACGGCCGAACGACCGGAGTTCATCAGAATGTCTGTCTGATAAATGAACCCCCACTTCGTCTGCGCGTGCTTCCACGGCACCGTCAGCTGAACCATCAGGTCCGGGATGTCATACGTGTCCGTGTCGAGCAGTCCAACGTGGGCTGCCTGGTTCGACAGTTTTGACATCAGATTTCTCTGGATGCCGTTACCGTTGTCGAAGACCAGCTTGTCTTTCTTCAGCCATTTCCCGAGCACGGGATATGATTGAAGCGTCTGAGCAATCTGCTGGAATTTCAGCGGGCCAAGATCCTTCAGCGTGCCAGCTACGAAATCCGCAATGTCGCCTGAGAGTGTTGCCATGACTTAAACCCTTGTATCAATGGAGCTCCGATACGTCATCGTCGACTGAACAGCGGATGAGAGTCGGCATTCTTCAGCGCACGTTCCCGGCCATCCAGTGGCTGGGAAGAGGTGTGCGTCGGTCGTGCCGTCACTCGTTTTCCGTTTTCACGCAACTGTTTTTTAACCGTATCGCGAGCTGTGGTTTTAACGTGTTCGCCCACCTCACGTTGGAGGGCGTCTTGAAAAATCTTAGGATCGTTATCGCTCGCGTATCCCCAGCCCTGCCAGTCGGCCTGGAACTTGTTGATCGTCCTCATCAGACGGTCACGAGCCTGGTATTCCGCACTGCCAGCAGGAACCTCGAACGTCGATCCTGTTCCGAACGTGTCTCTGTGACTTTCTGGAAGAGCATCAAGCTGCTTGTCGAACCACTGAATCAGTAGTCTCGATTCCGCCGTCACGTGCTGCTGCTCCATCTGTCTCTTCAGTCGTTCGCCGTACTGCTCAACATCCCGGCGCTGCGCCGCAGCATCATGCGCCATCTGGGCCTGTTGATTAGTCAGCTGTTCATTCTGAGACAGCATGCGCTCCTGAATGGCCAGGAACTCTTCGCTGTATCCGCCGTCATCACGCATCCTCGCAATTTCCGCCCGCATCTCGTCGAACTCAGTGTTCGCCGGTGGCGCAGGGGGTTGCAGCGAGTCCACGTGGTTTACTGCCTGTCGAAGCAAAGCCATTTGCCTGTCGACCGCAGTCTTCAATGCGGCGGGCGTCCCGAGAGAGATCACGTCCTGGTACTTGAAGCCGAGTTGTCCGGCAGTATCCAGAAGATCAGGCGGGAAGTCCGCTATTGGTCCAGCAGCCGACTGGCCACTGCCTTCGGTCCCTGACGGCGATGGCGCGTCAGATTCCGGTTCGTCGCTGTTCTGTTTCGGCTTTTCGGTCTGCTGAGCCTCTTCACGATCTTCGTGAATCGGGTCAACTACGTCGTAGTCGCCGCTATCTTGTTCCTCATCCCCGCTTGTGGCCGTTGTATCGACCATGTCGATACCGTCTTCTTCGACCAGTCCGCCCCCACCACTTCCGCCATCGGTCACTTCTTCACAATACCCATGCCCGAATGACTCCAGCCAGTTCTTCAGTCCCATCTTTCAGCCTCCAAATAGAAAGGGGCCAGCGCGCCAGATCAAGTGACCCTCGTGCCAGCCCCTTTGAAGGCTGCAATCGCTCAAAGACAATCTCACCTGGTAGCTACTCCAGGCTATGCCTTTTCAGATGCCAGCACTCTCATGCCGGCCCCATGTGTTAATTCCGCATTGCTGCGGGAAAATCCCTCTCCTGGTCAATCGCTTCGTCCAGAGCGTCCCGGAACATTTCCATCTCGCTTATCGAGGCGTTCGTGAGAACCGGTATCGTATCTTCCTCTCTCGTACACATCATGAGAAAGACGTCCCCCTCTGGAAACAATCCGGCCACCAGCTCAACAATCTCCAGGTTCCTTCTCATATTTCTTGATGCCCCCTGTTTGCGGATCCCCATAACCGCCATTGCGATCAACGATACCCAGCGACTCGCAGTGTCTCTTCCGCTCCGACGCATCGTTGTAAACCGCTGCGCCCGTGTCCCTGTCGTATTCTACCCGAACTCCCCTCGACGCATCAGCCGCCATCGCTTCCGGTATCTGGTCAGGATTCACGCCCGTCGCGTCACTCTTCATCGGCCAGCCGCCCGCCGATTGACCGAACACGCCAACATTCAATGTGCATGGCATTCGTGCTGGTGGCACGGGCCCGTTCCAGTGAACACTGACAACCTGACCGTCCTTCACTGTCACAACACGATACGCCATTTCACTTCTCCGCCCTAGATTAAAGACATCTTCGGCTGTCTGGTCAAGACGACTATTTCAATTTCCTGTTCCTGAGCGTTGCCACCAGTGGCACTTTTCAAATTTATTGGTTTTGTCCTTCGGTTGCCATTGCAGCGGTCATCATCTCTCGCTCTGCGCCCTGCATCGACATCCCTGGCTGCTGATTCCCGCCCGATGGCAGACCCGGTTCAGACGGTCCGGCCGGGCCTCTGCCGACGCCTCCGCCGCCGCCGCTGGGCGGAATACTTCCAATCGGAAGCAGATTCGCCAGTTCTTCGATCTCTGGCCAGTCACCGTACTTCGACATCATCTGCAGGTATTTTTCCACATTGCCCTGAGCCTGGCCGGCCTGAACCAGTGGCATGATATCCTGCTGCCAGATCATTCGAAGCTCGGTCAGCCGCTGACCGGGCGGCTTGTCCTGAAGCGAATACGGTTCAATGTCCACTGCAAACAAATCGACCTCCAGCCCGTCACGCAGGTCCACCTCTTCGCCGTACTCATTCACCTGAATCGGCCAGGACGTCGGGATCTCAACGCCTGAGACCTTCGCCACCATATCCAGCTGGATCAGCGGATCCTGCCACATCCACCAGAAGATATCACGAACGATCTTCCTCACCGACTTAACAACCTGACCCTGCATCGCCGTGATCCGCTGATTCCCACTGTCCTTGATGATCCGCTCCTGAGTCGCCGTGCCTGCCTGCTGGCCAAGCCCTGCGAGGGAATCCACATTGCCCATCACATACGATGTCATGTCACGCATATACCCGGCAAAGCCAAGCGTCTGCTGATCCGGACCGCCCCATCGCTGCTCTTTGACTCCATTCGGATTCGCCACAATGATCGTGTCACCGTCCTCACTCTTGATGATCGTACCCGCATCCTTAGCCGCTGCTGGCGAAGCATAGGTCACGGTCTTCTGGCGTGACGCCTGCTGGCCCAGCTTCGTAAACATGCGGTTGTCAAGGTCATGAAGATCAAGCCAGTTCAGGACCGGCGCGAGCGGCATGATGTTGTTCAGCACTGGATTAAATCCGAGCAGGTGAAACGGTCCGTGTCCCTGACGACCCTCCAGCGTCGTCTCCATCAGGATCGTCTCGCCTTCATGGGCATACGTGATCAATTTGCCTTCGGACGGAATCCAGATGTCCCACAAGTCGACGTAGTCTACAAACTCCTCGTCCAGAGCTGATTGACCATGCGCGAGACCGCTCGCACCTTCGTCCTCTTCCGAATCAAACGTGGTGTGCTCACGCTTTTGAACTTTTTCCCTGGCTTCCTCGTCGAATGCCTTATACTCATTCACCCATTCAAGAGGCTTGCGATACGTGTGACCGCAGAATTGAACCTGCTCCGGATTCCAGCTTTGCGCCGTGCAATCGTGAACCCAGTCCTCAAACGGGATGTGCTCAGCGAAAACCTGCGTCTCCACCAACTCCTCGCCATCAATCTCCGCCATGAAGACCGGCTCGATACCGACCTTCATGATCCCCATGCTGAACAACGCGGACATCACGAACGACCGGAGTTCATCTCCGAATTCCATCCGCAACAGCATCTCGTTGATCGCGAGCTCCGTCTCCGCAGCCGTGGACTTCAAGCCTGGATTACGAGTCAGCAGGAGTACCTGCGGCTCTTTGGCCGCTAACTGTTGCAGCAGCGTCGTAATCGCAATCTCCATCACGTTGACCGGAAACGGTTCACTCGCCCCATTGTCGCCGTAGTGCTGACCGACATACTGCTTCAGGGCCGCTTTCTCCTTCTGGACGAAGGTGTTCAGCTTCTTCCGGGAGGCCTTCACGGCACCCTGCAACTTCTTCAGCGTTTTCGGATTCATGCCTTATTCCCGGCCCGGAGCAAAATCAGTGGCAAATGTCAACGCAAGACGCGATCACTCAGCTTGTCGATCTTTGCCTCGATGCGCTTCAGCGATTCCAGATTGCGGATTTCCTGACGGTCAAAACGCTCCCTCACGTCATTCAGTTCGGAGGCGGTCACCGCGCCATTATGAGGTTGCGCAGCGTGCATCGACAGGACATAACCAAACAGCGATGTCGCCGCGACGATCATCGCTATCAGCAGCGGTACGAGCGATTTCCATGTTACGACACTTTCACTCCAATTGGCTTTAGCGACCGTCATGGAACGCCCTTTACTGAACCTGTTAATTCCAGCCCGTCCAATACTGACGTACCGTTGACTCTCGTGCTTCCGCAGCCTGCATCTGCCTCCATCGGAAACTGCCGACGGGGATCTCCAGCTCCGCCACTTCGTCTTCCACAGTCGGCAGATCCTTCACCCCCCACCACGCGGCAGCCGTCGCAATCGCCATGTCTCCATGCGCTTTGCCACGAGCACCCTGATCCTCATCCGCCTGAGCGCTGGACTGTATCAGGTCCCCGCCTTTGTAAAAGTAACTCCCCATCTCTTTCAGGCATAGACGACTTTGAACTTTCGCGTCGCCCGACTTGATCGCTGACTCCAGCGTCGTCAATAACTCCGCACCCCGATCGCCGTTCCAGTACCCCGGCTTCTCCGTCTTGACCAGATAAGCCTTGCCGCCACGAGTCTGCATGTAGACGTTCGGATACCCCAGACGCATTAACTCCTCGATAAACAGCGTCCCGATCGGACCATTCACCTCCGGCACGAAAAACGCATCGTGAAACAGACCGCCGACGAATTGAGCTAAACCCGCGAAGTTCAACGGATTCATCCGATTGCTCCGCCACTGGAACACCTGCTTCCCCGTACGACGGTCGAACACAGCCAGAGCCGAATAGCTCGACCACGAACCGCCAGTTCCCGCCGAGATGTCCGCACCCATCGAATACGAACCCAGAGGAGGACGGCCGGTCTCCGACAACTCCAGCCACAACTGCGCGTCGTCACCGCGATTCCAGTCCATCCTCCAAGCATCACCGTCAGGGATCACAATCCCTCGCTGCATCGGCGGATCAATCCGCTCCATCGCCGCTTTCAAAACACGAGCATCACACAACTGAGCCGTCGCCCCCGTGATGTCCCGGTCCAACTCAGCCGCCAGAGTCTGAGCAGTCACACCGGCACGGCTACCCTCATAATCGTAGTACAGGCTCCGCACCTTCCCGTCCAGAATGAACGGATAATCCTGCCCCTCGCGATAAGGATGCAAATACGCTCCCTCATCACCCCTCGCGTAATACTCCCAGAAATCAATGTCCAGAACATCCAGCTCACCGTCAAGGCTCTGATACAAACCACGAGCCTTGTCGTGATCCTGCTTCCAGTCAATCTCAATCACCTCCACATTAGCGTCCGCGTCCTGCCACGCTCGATAGAACGCTCCGTCCGCTCCACGAGAACGGTTCAGCGTCGAGACCATCACCCGGCACCGCGTTACTCCGACCAGAGAATCCCGAGCCAGATACTCACTCTCCTTCGGAAAGAAATGTGCCTCGTCAAACAATACCCACTTCTTTCGCAAGCCACGGAAGATGTCCGGACCACTCGCCTTCCCGCTGATGTTCCCGCCAGACGTGTGATGCGTGAAACTGTGACCGGTCAGGTTCCGCGTGTAGTCCCGACCCGCCTTCGTTCCCATCCAGTTCGGAAGATGGTCCAGGAAGAACTGAAACTTGCCCAGCAGGGAATCGAATCCCTGACTCATATCCACCGAGTCCTCGTCACGACTCACAAGACCGATGTGCGCCCCATTGAAAATCCAGTCCCAGGCGGCGATCGCAATGTAGATCCACGTGATGCCCGTCTCTCGCGACTTCGGAACCAGCACGTCACGCAGACCCAGAGCAGATACCGAACGACTGATCGCCTCGGCCTGATACTCTCGGGGAATGAACGGAATCGTGTTGTTCCCCTCATAAAGATTCCCCGACTGCCACTCAGCCGATGGCCGCACCTCCTGAAGCCAACCAAACGTCGCAATGAAAAACAACGCATCCTCCCGACACGCCTGCATCACACCCGCTCGATACTCAGCAGAATCGCGACAACCCTCCAGAACCGCGCAACGGTAGCCGAGGTTCAACGCCAACTCAGTCGGTACATCACCGTAAAAGTCCAAAGACACGCCCCCCTACTGATAATCAAGCTCAATCTCACCGCTCCGAACACGCAACTCCAGCTTCTTCCAGCAACTGAAACGACCAATCAACTCCCGGAACCGGTTCAAATCCACCTCCAAAGCCGCCTCCTCCTCATCCTCAGCATCCCGCTTTGCCATCACCTGACGCTCAATCCCATAGAAATCCTTCTGATTCGCCGTCGCCCAGATCAACATCGACCACGACGCATTGCACGGAGCCGTCGATGGAGTCGCAAGAGGACTGTTCAAATTCTGACCAACCCACTCCACTCGCGACGGGTAGTCACTCTCCCGACCGTCCCCAACCTCCAACTCCATAGCCGCTGCCTTGCGACTGATACGGAAGGGCCAGCCAGCATCCACCTCAGAAACTGACTCAACCTTCGACGCATTCTTCACCCGCCGAGATGTCACAGTCCTGCGAGGGTCGTCAGCCGGAATCTTCTCCATCGGCACATCCAACGGCTCAGCCAGAAGAAATCCCTCAGGTCCGTAACGCAACTCCGCGTCCCTGAGTGCCAGAACCTGTGACTCAGCCCGAAACACACCCTCCCGCTGATAAGCCTGAACACGGCTCGATATCCAATCCTTCGCCGCCTCCAGCTCCAACTGATCCGTAAACATCTTGTAAAACGTCAGAACTCGCTGCTCGGCCATCGTGATACTCCAACTCCTCACCGTAAAAATGCCAAGTCAACCAACGCCAGACAACCACCTGACGCCAGTCACGGTCAGCTACGTAATCCCCGTACAAACTCGGACTGATCCGCAATGCACGGTAACAATTCAGCATCACAGGATGACGGTCCACATGCACTCCCGCCCCCTTCCAACGCCTCTGCTGACGACGAATCACCGACCTCTCAACGTAACTGCCTCGCGGAGTGTCCAACGCCAACTCCTCCAGCTCCTGACGCATTCGACGACATTCCTGCTCCTTCTCCCACGCCAACCCACTCTGACCGCCAAATTCCGACTTAACCCCATCACCGTACAAATCACCAACCGACAACGAAACACTCGGCAACATCTGAGCCGCAAACGGAACACTCACGCCCAGAAATGATGCAATCTGTCGGATCGGAACGCCAGACTCATGAAACGAACGAGCCGCCGTCACTCGACCACCACTGAAACGAATCGCCGACTGACGAGACATCGAAAGCGGTATCAAACACTCCTTGAACGCCCGACGAACATTCTGCTTATGCAAACGACCGCCCGCCTGCTGAGGAACCCAGTAATCATCAGGTCCGCTGAAACCAAACGTCTCCCGACGCCACCTCAAATAAACACCCATCCGCCCCAACTGCCACTCCCACAGTATCGGACGACGAACACCTCCACCCACAAGAATACAAGGATCAGGCAGCGACAAATCCACATCCGATATCCGCAACCCCCCTATCTCCTCATGCTTCAAACCTGAACCACAACACAACAGCAATACCTGCTCTCGCATCCGCCAGGCATACGTCCATCCAGAACGAACCGCCGCGTGCTCAGCACATTGACGCAACTCCAGCAACGTAAACCATTCACCCACACCAATACCCCCTCCAATACCACAGGTAACCCGCCAAGTCTTGGATAACACGACCCGGAAAGCAAGACCAGAATTGGCACTGGACAAACGACGTGCCTATTCTAGCTGTCCATATCTGAGACCACACAAAAGTGTTACCCCCGCTGTGGAGAGACCACAATACTCGAAGAATCCACGCAACCGCCAACAGGGACCCACCTTACGTCAAAGGACGCGAAATCACGCCCGGATTGGAAAAGACGCCGCTTCTGTTTGATGAGGTTCATTTG